AGCTAGTGGACATAGCAATAGAAGCATTACTAGAAACGGCTCTCGAACCTATCGCTACTGAGTTTCCAGCCGTTGATTTTGCGTTAAGGCCAATACTCAGCGAGTTAGCACCACTCGCCCCGTAGCTTGAAGTGTTGTTTTTTACGGCTACTGCGAAACCGTCAGCCCCACTAACATACGAACCACCTAAAGCAACTGAACCAGCACCCGAAGCTTTAGCACCCTGAGAATTAGAATTACCGCCAATGGCAGTTGCCATTACGCTTGTACCAGATGCTTCAAATCCAATCGCGATAGCCCCTGTTGAAGAGGCTGTTGGCCTTCCCCCTATGGCAACAGAGTACGCACCCGTTCCTCTTGCATAATAACCTGCACTAAATGACTCAGCTTGAGTGGACGTAGACAGTGGCCCCAAACTAATACTTCTATTTCCAGAGGCAACGGGTCGTGCTTCAGTGCTGAGTATATTATCCGCATAACCCCGCATTGTTTTTTTATCGCCTGTTTGGAAATTACTACCATCACAGACAACTTGCATACCCTCTCCACGCCTAAGAATTAAGGTAGCTAATCCATCTATTGTTTCAGAACTGTTTGGATCAATCGTAATTGCATGTTGATTGGTATCTGACGTATTCCAAATAACAACATTAAAACCCGCACCCAAAGTACTTGCCGCAGTCAGCGAGATTGTAAACGTGTTAGCGGTGCAGTTTATAACTTTGCCAAGATCAGCCGCTACTACGGTATAAGCAGAAGTTTTGGCTTCAATAGTTAAAGCAGAAGCACCACCACCACCAATAGCACTACCACCTAACAGTAAATCAGTACCGTCACTACTAAGGACGATACCCCCGCCAGAACCTGTGTGATTAATTTCTATTTGCCCCATTTAAGCGTATGTGACCTCCGCTGTTTGTACGTTAGCTACCCAACGAATATTGTGAGCGGCTTCGCCTGTAACTTGTATTTTTAAAGCATTGTTCGTGTCATCAGCACTCAAGGCTACTGCCCAACTAGAGGCATTGTTAGCAGCCATGTCAGACACGTTACCAAGGGCTAAACTTGTGGTGCCGCCATCATTAACCAACATGCCTTTAATCTCCCAACCACCATAGGCTTGCGCTCCGTTTTGCATCGCAGTGACAGTGCCGTGAAAGGTAATACAGGTGTCAGAAGCGGCTACGATTTGGTTGGTAGCATTGGCGGTGCTGTTGTTTGTGGTCAGCGCCTCTGCAGTTGCGTCAGTAGTATCAGACCTCAAAACAAACTGACCGCCTTGGGCATCTCCTCTTGCTGCAAATTTTCCAGATGCTCTTGCAACTTTACCAATCTCAGCAGAAACAGCCTCACCGCCAGAAGCAAAAGAATATTTGCCTGTAGCTTGTGTATCAAATCCTCCTATTACAGCAGAATATTGTCCTTGCGCTTCGTTAGTACTGCCGCCCACCACTGTCGCATAAGTGCCATTTGAGCAAGTATTTGTACGTCCACTAAAAACACCAGAATAATTTGCAGATACTGTGCTAAAGTAACTACCTACTATTGTTGAATAAGTTCCAGATGCTGTATTTTGTTTACCTAAAGAAATTGCACCATAGGCAGATGCTATTGCATTTGAACCCATCGCCACACTGCTACCACCACTAGCCCCGTAAGATGAACTAGCGTTTCCTATTGCTGCAGCAAAACTATCAGCCCCTTGAGCATTTGATTGACCCAAAGCTACTGAGTGTGAACCACCACTTTGAGTACCTGTACCAATAGCTACTGCAGATGTTGATGTGGCATCTGTCAGCCATCCTAAACTAATACTCTTTTCCGCAGATGCTACCGCATAGTTATTAAACGCCATAGCGTATTGACCGCTTGCAGTGCCACCTAAAAGAGCAAAGCCTTTTTCTCCTGAAGCTACTGAACCACTGCCAATACTTACTGCATTAGTACCCGCCGCTGTTGGGGCTGTAGCTGACGATGGATTGGCAATATACAAGTCAGCCGATGCAGAAGCACCACCAGCCGCTGCCCATTCAGCCGCGCTTGCACCACCGTTGACCGTAAGAACCTGACCCGCAGAGCCTAAAGATGACGGTATGTTTGTGGCAATGTCGCGCCCGTCTACTGTGCCTGTAACCGTAATATTGCCACTGATAGCCACGCCACCGCTGTTTACGGTCAGTTTACTGGAACCATCATTATACAGAACGGGGCCACCATCATTAGTTACCCGTATGCCGCGGCTTCCATCTGCGTGAAGTAATTCTAAATCAGCGGCTTGGATTTTTAAGACGCCAGTTCCGTCTTCTTTAATGTAGCTATTTGAGCCATCGTGATAAATCTGTAGGTCAGACCCAGCACCAAAAATAGCCTTGCCGTTATCCGCAAAAGTAGCGTTGCCTGTAACGTCTATGCCTGTGGCTGTTGTGGCTAGTTTGGCGGCGTTGTTATGATAAAGAGTAGCTGCGCCATTTGGTGTAAAGTCAGCCATGACTTCCGCAGTATCACTATTGATCCTAACGCCGGGGCCGTTTGATGATATTACAAGGTATCCAGTGCCAAGTTCTTGTAAATAAGAATTGCTTCCATCGTGATACAGACTTAAATCACTGCTTGCACCCATAAAGATTTTAGCATTGTCAGGAAACAGAATATCATCAGTGCCTGTCGGTACAGTAAACACCACAGCATCTGCGTCATTCTTTAGTGTAATATCTGAAGTAGAACCCTGACCAGTAAGGATCAAGCCCTCTGCTGCAGTGTAACCAATAGCAGCATTATCACCTGCTGCAGTGTCTGTAGTAGCTTCTAACGTACCACCAGTAATAACGCCCGTGGTTGTCAGAGTTGACGCACCATCGTTGATATACAAATCCGCAACAGTCGCTGCAATAAATACCTCGGCACTACCACTAAGAGAAATAGCACTATCAGAGTTGGAGCTTTCCGTAACAGACCGCGTAAGCGTGGTGCCGCTAGATGTATAAGTGCCGCTGCCTATTTCAAAATTAGCGCCATCGTCTATGGCATAACGCACCGTCTGACCGTTAGTAATGCCAGCATCCGCAAAGGTTTGGAAGCCAGAAACCGCGCTGCCCAATGTAATTGTTCCAGTACCCGTGGTACTGGTGGACATTTTTGCACGGTTTCCTAGCGATATGGTCATGTTAGGCTATCCTAATAATCGCGTTGCTGGCGTCAGGCGTAGGGAAAACAATCGTAAAGTCACCAGAACTAGCCGATTTATCGCCGCCAAAATCCAAGACACACACAGCGGGTGTTCCGCCACCCGACACGGGGTTTGAATTATAAATTAATGCGCCACGAACAGAAGAGATTGTTACGTTGGAAAACACCTCATCTGCAAAATCTGTAAGCGCCGTTGTACCGCTAGTGGTTGGCGTTACACTGGTTAATAGCTGGCCCCCAGCGGTGTAGTTTGACCCACCACTACTGCTAATTTCGTTATTAGTAGCATACGTTGTAACACTTCCATTCATAGTGCTACCAGAGCCGCCCATGTCTGAGGGAACGGCACTATTAGTAAATAACGCCAGTTTAAAAACATTACTTGCAGTCGTGAAGTTATGAACACCTATCATAAGTTCCTTTTTGAACGAGGTGCAAAGAGCATTTCCAGAAAAAGCCATATCAAAGTTTCCTTATATGTTCAGCCAGTTCAGGGTGACCAGCCTGTTTAATTGCATTATATACAGTAGTACGGTCCCCTTGAATAGCCTGTTTCATATATAGCACCAAGAGCTTCTCTATGCTGCTTTTGTATTCTATTACCTGTTCTCGTAAAACAGGATGCGCCGTTTCAGAAACCACAACCATTTTATTTATGCAACGGTTAGCTACCTCTTCAGGAGTAGACCCCCTGTGGTTAGTGGTATGAACCTCAACTTTGAAGTCACTTCCCATAGACGCCTGTACGGACATATTCATTGTTTCTCCCTCACCACCTGACCAACGCGGTAGTTTTGCGTGGTTTCTTTTGCCTCACCCAACAGTTTTAAACCAACCAAGGACTCTTGGAACCGCTTGTCGTACATTGCCATAACATCCTGCTCACCCTTCATAAAAATATACGCCTCTACTAAAGAACCGTACAAAAGAGTTAACTCTGCGTTTTCACTCAACCATGTTGTTCCGCTATCCGACCCTGCAGTAATACTTGCAGGCCGATACAAATAATGAAGCTCCGCGGCAAAAGAGGCGTTTGGAGTCGGCGCTAAAATAAAATTATTTACATCAAACGAGGCATAATACTTTGGCAAACCCGTAACCGTTGAGTCGGGGTTGTACGTCTGTATAAAACTAACGTCCTTAAACTCTACAAACACCTCTTCCGAGCTAGTGGTGTAGCTTAACGAGTAAGGCGCTAGAAAATCTTGAGGAACCCTAAGATACTTGTTGCCTTGAGACATAGTTCCCGAAGCGTTTCTTCTAAACAGGTTTAGTTGAACAGATTTTAAAATGCGCTCTTCTGCAGACCGTATGAAAAGAGGCAGATTATTTACAAACGAAGTCTCCGTATTCTCCGTATAATCTTGGATGGCTTGCTTTAATGTTGCGTATGTATAGCTCATTCAATCACCTATGGAGTGTTCGCCGTTCCGCCCATACCACTATGGTTGGTGCAGTAGTAATAGAGGGTTGGTGCAGAGTTTGCGACAGTTATTTGAACATACGCACCAGCCTGACCTGCCGTTCCTGACGCGGTTACGCCCGTAGTGTACTCAGAGCCCCCGCCGTGCGTACCGTTCGCTGTGGTGCTAAATCTAAGGGGGTGGCTACTATTAGATGAAGCTGATTGGTCAAATCTAAACGTGCTGCCCTCTGCCAGACTGAGCGTTGGGCTAACAACGCCATCTATGTAGAACTTATTTCCCGTTCCATAAGGATTAGTGCCACTAGCCACAGTAACAATATAGACGTTACTGGTAACAGTGACAGAGCCTACCCCCGACGTTCCCAATACCCCCGTAACCGACACATCTACAGATGTTCCGCCCGAAGTGTTTACCGTAACAGAGCCTACCCCCGACGTTAAAGAGGGTAAGGACGCGATAGAAGAGGGCATTTCCGACACACCGCTAGTTGTCCAAACTCCATTACCCTCGTAGACGATGCCGTTAGTAGTTATTACTTGAAATGCCGCGGTACGATCCAGCGTTTGTGGCCTAGCGTCTTTTAAGGCTTGTGGATCAGAAACCGTTCTAAACGGACCTAGCTGCGGCTGTTTGGGCTCAAACTCGTCCTTACCAACCAACAGGCCATTCCACTCCCGCCGCATGTCTTTATACCTGTACCGAAAACCGGAACGATCTGATATCGCAAGAGCGTTTTTACCGCTGGCAAATTTACCCATCAGCCTGTCCTAAAATACTGGTATTGAGGCACAACATTAAACGAAGCCCTGTCTCTATCCTCCGTCATAGCACGTTCAAATTCTTCTTCATACACAGCCTTTAATAACTGAACGCGTTGCGGGGCCCGCTTTATAGCAATGTAATAAGCTAATCCCGCAGCTAGACAGGGATAAAATCGAAAGGGCATGTCTAACGTGTTTGTAGCTGTATCCGCATCGTTCATACGAGTAAGCGCATTGTAATACACAACGTCCGTACTGTTTTCTGGCGCAGGCCATATTTTTAAACTAGGCGTTATTTGACGATCCAAGAAAAACTGGTTAGGTCTGCCTTGAGAAGACTTATCGGGAACCGTTTGGTATTCCTCTCGGCTTAAACGAAGCAGCGCGTAATCCGTGCCGTCCCTGCGGATAACCGCAGACAAAATATCAATAACGTCCGGTAATAACGAATACTCTCCAGTGCCTTGTGTCATGGTCACGGTGCGTTGCGCTATTGTCCATTGGTTTAAACCTCTGTTGGCCCACTCTGCCAACATTAAATTTAACGACCGCTTTGCCGTTTTAAAATCATAGCCTGTTCGAACCTCCAAGCCGCAACGCTCAAAGGCTTCTTCGACGTACTCAGCTACATCTAGCTCAAAATCCACGCTGTTAGAAACTGCCATGTCATTCCTCGTTGTACAGATTATCGAATATTCGATTAACGTCTAAGGTGTAGTCTAAATCAGATTTAGAATAATGTACATGCTGAGAGGGCTTGAAGTCTGGAGCGCCCTCTCCTGTCTCAAACCACGCAGGATGCGTTACTCTAACGCGATTGTTGGGCAAAGCTACAACATTGCCCGTCCAATCCCCCGCGTTTAATAGCTGCAATACATGAGCCTGCTTGTGTTGCGCAGGATCATCCGCAACATCTGTATCGGTGTAATCTACAGTAAACATGTATTTTGCTGGAAAGAACGTGCCGTCTATTTTGGCTAACCACGGACAAGGAGACGCCCTTTCTAGCACATACGCCGCGTGAGTATGTGAGGGGCAGTCCCAAGGTTGTGCTTCATGTACTGCCATTGGTTTAGGCCAATCCTCTAACGGTTCGTCTGCAACTAAAGCCGTTATGGGCATTCGGGCCCACATAGCTCCGCCATGCACGTTCTCTCCCCCCTCTTCGTCCACCTCGCATCCCGTAAAAATAAGCTGAAAGCTTAAACAACGGTTAGGCATGGTAGTTACGGCTATTGCCATAGCGTGTAAAAATTCACCATGATAACGTTCATGGTTTACAGTATACTCGCGACGAACCCAGCACTTAAAGTGCGGGATATTGCTCTGCAAAAAGGGCATTCAGGTTATTTTCTTTTAACCGCGCCGCCTTTAGCATAACCCTTTTTCTTCATCATTGCGCCACCCATGCGGCGTTTTACTGCGCCGCCAGCCTTCATCTTTTTAACGGCACCACCCGCTTTCATCTTCTTTGCTGCACCACCCTTGGCGTAACCTTTTTTCTTCATTTTTTTCATGCTACTGATCCTTTTGCTCGTTTACGTCTGTTGCTTAAAACAATACCGCACCCTCTAGGAACTACCCCATCTTTGTTGGGCGGCGGTGGTGTTCTTTTGGCTTGAGTGGTTTTAATTTCACCTCCGAGCCGCGCAAATTTAACTTCAGCGGCTTTGGTGTTTTTAACGTTTGTTTTACCTTTAGAGCCTTCTCGTTTTTTCTTCTTAGCCGTTGAAGCTCTTTGAGATTGGGAAAGAGAAGCCGCTTTAGACCGAGGCAAGCATCGGTCAGGGTTCTTTTTATCTTTAGAAGTGCCGCACTTACCTTTAATCTTTCCATCGGTCCCAATCCTAACCCAATCTTGGTCTACCCAATCCTTTAAAGCACCCATTACGCTGACGCCTTCTTTTTACCCTTGGCCCCCTTGGCATAATTGGGGTCTTTGCAGTACTTAGATGCAGCCATGTTAGCATATGCCGAAGGGTATGTGTCAAAAGTTCTTTGAGCCCAAGCTTTTCCCGCAGGACAAATCTTGCTGCCCTTAGATTTCTTCGAAGCACCCTTAGATTTTCGAGAATAAGACATTAGCACTTCCACCTTTTTCTAGCTTGGCGCAAACGACTGTTAGGGTCTTTAGCAGCCTTCGGAAACTTCTTCATCTGACCCGCGGACCTTGCACAAAACGACTTGCGCCGCTTGGCGTCTTTGCTTCCTGCTTTAACCTTCCCTGTAACCGCCGTTTGAAGCTTTGATCCGGGGTTTTTAGCCCTGTAGGCTTTCACACCTTTTTCAGTCATTCCCGCCCCAGATTTAGTGGAGCGGAAATTCTTCTTGTTTCGCGCAGGCATCGTGCCCTTGCTTGTTTTCTTTCTAGTCTCAGTCATACTTCTTACGCAGGTACAAAATAATGGTATATGTATCCGCGCTACTGTGACCCACCGTTGTAAAGTTAATATCACCCGTCTTTCCGCTGCCCGCGTTGTTAGTTAAGCCGCCAAAAGAAGTGTAATCGTGATCTCCACTCTGGTTCTCACCAAGCTCAATGCAAAACGCGTCAGTGGTTGCGTCAAACAAAATCTTGACTTTCATACCAATGCACTGCCACCAAATGCGCTCAATAACAACACCAGTACAAGTGTCACCATCTACACTGGTGTTTAACGCAGAAACATCTACCTTGGTTACAGCACTTTCACCCGTTCCATCCGAAACGTTTGTGAATTTCATGACGACTTGTTTGCCGCCGTCTATAAGTGTCTGTGACGTTACAGCATCTGCCATATTAATTACTCCTTATGTTAGGTTAAGAAGCAACGTCATAGCCAGTGATTGTAATAAGTAATCTACCCGCTGTATAATCTGCATCTGTTGTTGCACCCGCAGTTAGGTAAAGATATTGATCTGCTGCAATATCGCCACCAGCGACCAAACTACCTGCTGCCAAATCACCTGAGTTAATAATCAAAGTCTCAGTTAAATCAGAAATAGGTGTATCTTCAACACCTGTAGCTTCAGTAGCAGAATGCAAATTAATATCTGGATCACCGCCTGCTGGGGTTTCAAGGCACAGCATGGTTACGCCGAATACTGTACCTTGATTTGCCGTT